TTACTAGACCTAATTGTACCATTTTAGGCGAGCCGTCGGTGGTCGTAAGTGGTCTACCAACTGTTTCTGGGTCTATTAGTATATCAGCTATTTGAACACCTCTAGAGCTATCAACGTCTAGTGTATTACCGTCAGCCGACACGTGAGCTCCATTAGCTTTCGCTCTCGCCCATTTTGAAAACCCTACAAACCTGTCTTGCCACTCAATTCGGTTTTTAGTACTTATGTAAAGTGTTTCGTTATTAGTAATTGCTACACTAGCGCTAATTTGTATTTCTTTTGTGTTATCACTATCAGGGTTTAAAGCGGTAACAGTACCATGTAGAGTACCGTCGCTATCATGTACTAAGTCGCCAACACGTATTTGATCAGAGTCACTAACGTAGTTTTCTTGGTCAAATATTATTTTGTTTGTAGTTGCGTTAGCTTGATTCACTGTACGCTCTTTATCTTTTACAAACAGTACATTACTAGATGGTGTAACCTTAAACTCAAAAGGAATAATAGATGGACAATCTTTTACAAACTTTACCTCCGTGTAAATAGGTACAGTAGCAGCGGCGCTAAGAGTTACAACGCGATCTATTATGCTATCAACTTTAGTTAAATGAGGTATACCTTCTCCTATAGCGTAATAACCTCTTTTAATGTAATTAAGCTGTCTAGACTTTTCTAAAAGTAATCTGGTTGAATTAGAAGACGCCTCGTCTGTCGCTACGTCAATTTGCCTATATTTAACGCTTGTGTAAAGATCGCCGTCAAACCTCTTAGGGCGTTTTACCACTTTGTTTGTTGCCGAGCCATCTGACAGGTTAGCTGTTGTATAGTCTGAACTAGACGGCGCTTGTGGTGTACATGCTAGCGTAAGTGTATTAACACCGTATTGCGTAATACTTAAGTCACCCGCTTTAATAGGTACTCTTGAGTTTAACTTAGAAATCTTACCAGTTGTTAAGTTAACTTTCTCAATATATATATCGTATCTAGTGTCTGAAGTTACTTGTGGAAAACTAACTCTGTGTATGGCTTTTCTAGTTTTATCTAACTTATTCGACTGAAGATTTTCGTCTTTTGTTTTTTCAGTAGTAAAACGCTTAGCCACCCAGTCGTAATAACCACTTGTTGCTGGGATTCCACTGCTAGTGCTGGTTGTCTGTACAATACGTATATTATAATCAGTATCCTTAGTTCCCTTAACAATAATAGGATACTCTCCTCCATTGTACGGCAGGGCAGAAACCGGCATAGAAACACCCTGTAAGGTTGGTTCCTCTTCCACTACAACCGAACCTACTTTAGTTCTTAAATTGTAGTTAATAATAAAGTGATGATTCATTTTACAAAAATCACTAAGAGCTGGATCTGGGTATAACTCAGGTATATTTGGCGGATGATAGTAAACTCTTACGATAAAAGAACTTACATTACCATCAGCGTCAAAAGTCTTTTCAATATCGGTTGAATAATATTCGTCATAAGGAAAGGCTTGTCCCGGATTGTAGTTAGCGGAAACATAATCATCTACAGACATGTTATTACTGTAGTAGTAATTTGTAGCTGCCGTAAATGTATATTTAGCTAACAAATTCGTAGTATCACTTTGAACAACCTCACTTTGGTGAACAGTTATATAGTGACCTTGACCTCCAGACGTAAGACCTGCTTGTATAGCTGCCGTACCATCGTTCTGAACAGTTTCTGTTATAACTGGATCAGTTATATTTTCAACAGTTATTGTTTGATTAGAATTAATTGAATCGTGATATGTATATGGAGTAATAACTTTAAAACAAGCAACTCTATCTTCTGTAGCAGAAGGTGGTCTAGTGCCTTCGTCAATATCAACGTAAAGTGTGTTTAAATTAGCAGGTGTGTACGCGTCTAAATAAACCTTAGCATTTACAGTGTTATTCGGAGCGTCGTTAACTGGATCTCCATTACCACCAGTCCAAGTGTTTGTAGGGCTTTCAGTAGCACCACCGATTTTAAAATTACTTGCTTGTACAAGTATTCCATCTGAAGTAGAACCTGTTATCGTTAAGTCAACTTGCTGAGCTGATTCTGCTACACCTATTGTAGCGTCAAAAGTATTTGAAGTTACAGTCCAGTTACCGCTATCCGCAGTAGAATCCCACGCCCCTCCAGATCCGTCAGAGCCTTCGTATGTGGTAGAAGTATTATTTGCAACGGTTATAGCACCTGATGCTCCAAGACTAGGGTTGCTATGTAGTATTGTTGCGCTACCTAAACCTTGCACGCTAAACTCCCTTTCGTCAAGATTACCTAAAGTAGTTGTAACACCAGCTATTTGACCGTAGTATTTACCCTCTTTGTTTTTAAACTCTATCGTACCGCACTCTTGTAAGTTCGTGTTTATGCTTTCTACATACCACCCATTTACAGTGTCTTCTATATTATAGTATTCACCGTCAGTAACTGTTCTGCCGGCTTCAATACCATTGTTAGAGCTATATACTCCAGTAAGCCAGTTATCATTTGTAGTACCTTCAGCATGTGCATCTTCTGTATCAAAGTTAGTTATCTTCGCGATAGAACCCTCATAGTTTATGGCTGTAAACCCTTTAACAGACTCGGGCTCTGCGTTAAACGGTATTGTGATATTAGAAGTATACTGAGTTCCATAGAAATTATTTCTAGGTACAGTAGTACTATCTTCAGCGGTTTCAGCATGATGCTTCCATACGTGACCATTGTAAAACGTAAAGAACTTATTGTTTATAGTTACGCCGTCTTCTGGTACATACGATCTAAAACTTGCCCAGCCACTAGCCATTTCAGACCAAGCTAATGTAGTGCTTGAAAAAGCACTGGTACCCGGGTGGTGATTGTAACCTGAGTACTTCTTTTTTATAGATAGGTTATACTCTTTTTTATTTTCGTCATATAAGCCTAAGCATTGATATACATCTTCGTCAAATATATCACCAAAATAATCTATCATACCTTGGCTTGATATAGGCGTTATACCCTCTGTTGTGAGTTGTAATACTACTCCTCTGCGTCTATCAGTGAAAAAACACCTGTATGGAGTTACGGCTAACGATTCAGGATTATCAGATATACCGTAGTTACCTTGGTAAGCAACTACATCACCTATAACCGCGTTACTTGCTACGACTTGTGGATTACCATCCGCATTATACAACAAGTCTCTATTTGTCTCTGCTCTAAGTACTCGGTCTTCACAGAATATAGCTACGCGAGTTTCTCTATTTACAAGAGCCTGAATACTACCGTGTGCAGGGTTCAAGTCTTTCGTTATGTTCTCGCCTGCGATAAACTGGTTTAAGTTGTTTACATTGGCTGTATCGTTATACATACCAGACCATATTAAACCGTTTTTCTTATTTTCTCGTCTAATAGGTTCGGCTATAGTGGCAGAGGCCTTAACACCATTGTCTAATTGAGGCTGATTAAAATCATCTCTAATCCTGTCCGACTCTACGCCATTACCAAAGCTCCAACAATTACTCCAGTCTAAATATTGTTTACTATATATAGGGTTGTATTGTATATCGTCCCAAGTAGAGCCAGTAGAGCGTAGCGTGATACTCGTATCATTCGCTGAAGCTGTGTTAATGTCTAATATTCGCGTGTACCTACCTCTTCTAGTAAGAGCTATTTTCGACATTCCCTCGGTTAAACCATATTGCGAGCTTGGACCACTAGGCCAATTTTCTATTGTTGTAAAATCAAATGTATGAGAGTCGGCGCTTCCATTACTCCATCTTAACACCTTGTAAACTTGAGCTTCTGGATTGTTTATGTCCGTGTGCTTTACAAATGTATCTCCTCGCTGTACAAAGTTTTCTTTTGTCTCTGGTGTTAGGTACAAAGGACATTTTGGACTAGCCTCCCAGTATATGTCTAACTCTACATCTTCTTTTGGCTCTGTCTCCCATATAGCAGGGTTTTTAGAGAAATGCTTACCAGACTCAGGATCATAATACCTCTCTACTATCTCTATAACATCCGCGTCCCAAGCATCGTGCTTTAATGCTGGTACTTGAGTCTCAGCATTGGCGTTTGTACCCGTAGTAGGCATATACCCACTAGGACCACTACCTATTTCCGGTGTAACCATAATAGTCCAACGCTGTCTTATATTATGACCGTAATATTGTTTTTTATCACTACCCGCAGTACTCCAATTACGAATACCAAACGCGCCACTTAAGTAATTAGTTCCTGATTTAAAAAACGAATTAGCAGTACCAGGAGCAGGGTATCCAAAAGTAGGGTAGTTAGCAAAGTCTTCGCTTGTATAAACTACTTCGTCAGGATCTTTTTGGAATCTCCACATAGTACCTGGTGTAGCTAATAACTCTATAAACCTTGCAGCAGCTTCGTATATATCCCCACCAACATCTTGAAGTCTTTGTGGGAAAGGTTTGTCACTCCAATTACTACCGTCATAACCTTCACCCATACCAGTCCACGATATATCTATGCAACTACCACCGTTCCATATACCTCTACTAGGCATACCATGGTCTTTTTTCATATTTGCAAAACACGTGTCGTGCCCCTCCCAGTCCGGAGCGCCTTCCTCTTTGTCGTTAGCCACGTCGGCATTACTCCAAGTAGATGGATAGTTACTACCTCCGCCATCTACAAATATGTTACCTCCAAAATAACCGCCAGGAGTTTTATGACCCTCCCATGAAAAAGCGGTGCAAGCGTCAATAAAGAAATCTTGCTTACCTGCCATATGCAGCCAAAACTCATCAGCTTGATCACCATCAGCATTACCATCATTTATTGATAATATTGGACTCATGTGCATGTGCTTGTTTTTGAGTTCTCCGTGCGCGTTATTTCCTGGTACGCTGCCTTCTGATTGATCAGCCCACCAGTAGTTTCCATGATGAGAATATTGGGTAGGGTGTTTAGCGGCGCTTTCCCCAAGCACGTTATCAAACTCTCTTACTTGAGCACCGGTTGTACACCACCAGTCATAGACTCTAAAGTCCCCGCCGTCGTCGTGGTAAACGTGTTGAGCGTTAGTTGCGTAAGACGGTGAAAAACCCCACTCTTTTGCGTCTTCAGGTATTGGGTAAATTTGTTGGTAACCTGGGCTATCTTCGGCCCAGTATGCGTTTCCATATCCATTATTGCAAAGATACCTAAGTTGCCAGCTAGCTTTAACTATATAGTCCGCTTCTTGATTGGCTGATAAAACGTATTGTTGTAAAACGTGATCTCTTCTTATTTTAACAAAAAACCTACCTACATACTCAGGTTTATTTTCTATTTTTTTCTCCAACAGTTCAACACCTAAACCAACTATTCTACCTGACCAAGTGTCGTCTGTAGACGCGAATCCTGCGTCGTCCTCAAACTTGCCTTCTATTTTTATTTTATAATCACTACCTATTTTTGCTAGATTAGTTACTAGGTATTCTTCAGATACTTGACCCGCGCCTAGTAATCTTACGGTCATTTTGTCTGGATAACTTATCCACGTTTCTGTATCTCCAAAAGCGTCTTCAAAAGCTCCGCTGTCCACCAGTATGAATGTGTGATCTTGTAATGGATAACCTCTAGTTGAGTTACCTATATCAGTCTTATCAGCGTTATTCCATACTATACCCAAGCTCTTAGTTTGCTCTTTAATAAAATCAGGAGCTTCGTTTTCTATAGCTATAACTTTGTATCTAGCTCTATCATGCACTATTCTATCTGAACCATGAGCTTTTTTCAGCGTGATATAAGACTCTTCGTCAATCTTATTTCTTTCACAAGATGGAAATGAAATCCACACATTACCGTCTTCAGCATCGTACCAACGGTCCATAGCCATATTGTAGTACTCCGTGGTAGTTTCTTTTACATACCAAGAGTAAAACTCCGCCCAACTAGGTATTTCTGAGCCGTTTGGAGGATCCCACGAGCTACCAGAATTAAGTTGCACTGTAAGCCTATTCGAATAGTGAGAATGCTCCTTAGGTACATGCACTGACGCCCAGCTGTTAGTGTCCTCATCACCCGCTTTATGCGCTGTTAATACCGGTGTTTCTCTACCATATCTATCACTCCACACTAATCCAATTTGATACGTACGCATTGTTTTAACTGACGGCCAAGCAAAATCACTGCCCACAGAATCTTCGCGAGCAATTTGCCTACCACCTCCGTCATAAACATTGTCTAAACCTTTACTTGAATATCCAACTGTAAACTGTGGCTCTTTACGCACGTCATAACCAGATCTGTAGTTTCCAAAAACAAGTCTATTAGCGGTTATTTCTTGCGCAAGAGCATTTACAGGTACGTTATCCCAGGGTCTTAGTATTTGATTAGAAGGTAATACCGCGTGTATAAGATCAGTTTCTAAAACATACTCTCCACGTTCGTCATTATCGTAATAGTAACCCTCAACAACTGGCCATAATTTCCCAGCGTCTTCAGGCGTTATAGTTCTAACACTGTATACGGTCGGATTGTTAGTTTCTTTATAAAGTATATCTACAGCTACAACATCCTCAGGCATATATAAGTCAGCTGGTATATAATCGCGAATTACTAGCTTTCTTATTTGATTTGTCATACCTATGTTATATCCTTCCTTAGGTTGATATTCAAACCTACCTGGTAGAAAAGCTATTTCAGACCACGGAGCAAATGTAGAATATTCTCCATCTTCGTATTTATATCTATAAGAAAACCTTGGAAACTTAAATTCAAATAGAGGTTCAGCTTCCTCTAGCCTTACGTACCACTTAGTGTCAGAGGCAAGTAAGCTTGAAGATATCGATAGAATTTCAAGATTAAATGGTCCAGTCTGTAAATCCCAAGGCTCTGCGCCACCGTCTGATGTAACTAAACATCTTACGCTATAGTCTTCAAATGTGGTTGCGTTAGGCGCATCTTCTTGTCTTGCAAATAATATTGTGTCACCTTCTCTAAAGTCTACAGGTGAATCGAAATACACATCTTCTATCGGATCGCCAGGTACGTACAGTTCCTCTGTGTCTTCATTTATAAAGCTTAAAGTATCGTGCTCAGTGTGCACGGGGTTAACTTCACCACCAGAAGATCTATTTTCCTTGGACCTGTACATATCCAGGCTTAATGGCTCGGTAGGCGCTTTTTTAATAACAGTAACGTGACTTTCGTCCATCCAAACAACTCTCTTCCTATCTTGCTGGAACGCTATTCTGTACATACCGTCCTCAGGCATACTCGTGTCGTCATCCACGGAATTGAAGCTATTAAACTTTTCAACTAACCTTGTGTGGAAAAAAGGAGTATCTCCTTGAAATGTCTGCCACGTGTTTTCAGTTGATGTTGAGCTCCATCCATCAACCCCACCTCCGACAGCGTACTCCGTACCTCCTGTACCTAGTATACATCTAGTGATATTAATTTTCTTTGGTTCTGATCTACCGTCAGTCCAATAAATCATATCGTCAACTATATTTATAGCGCTAATGTTTTCGCCTTCGTGAGAGCTAAAGTTTAGCACTTGACCTCCAAAGAAGTTAATTTGAGCGCTTTCAGCCACTCCGTTAGCAGGAGTAAATGAAGCGCCGTCTTGCTCTAAGTATATTTTATATCTATTTTGACCAGAGTCAAATATAATATCCGACACGCGTACGTCATCATCTAAATTATATGATAACGAACCTGAGTCGAAAGTGACTTTCATACCTATCCTAACACCAGTAATATTTTGATTACTACTAGTTACATCGGCAATAGTTAAAACGGGTATATATAGGAAATTATCTGATGAAGAACTAGCCGCGGCAGTTTGCTCTGTAACCTTCCATATATCAACAAATACGTATTTAATTTTTTCTGTTACTAAGTCATACTCTAATATATAATCCTTCTTAATATCAGTAGCACCGTCAGTTACAAAGTAGTATACTTTATCGGTAGCAGCGTTAGCTATAGAGCCAACCACTGTAGCAGTATCAGGTATACCATAATACCCAGACCCACTAACCATAGTGTCGTGCTTGGTGTTACCACGTAAAGTCTGAGCAGCACCAACATCAGATCCATCTGACGTATTTATTTGTATGTTTAAAGCATCTCTATATTGCCCGTCGGGTACAAGTCTTTCATCGAAGTCCTTGTTCATCTTACCCGCAGCAAAGCCGCGTTTTAATTCTGCCATGTGTTAGTGCTTAATTATTTTAGAGGCTCCTCTAAGTACTTGAGTTAATTCTTCTAGCTTAATATTTGAAAGCCTAAGCTTAGCTTTTCTAGTTTCTGCTGCCCTTCTCTTTTTAACCTCTGCTAATAAAGGACCTGGAGAATCTTTTCTTGCAGACAGAATACCTAATAGTATATGTTGGTATATAGCTTCTTCAGCAAGTTTAGGTACCATACTGTTAGCTAAACTCGGTGTTTGAGAATCAGGGCTAGATGTTCCTATACCATCACTTATGTATCTTAATACAACCGTTTTACCGCTAATGTTTGAGCTAAAGTGAAACTTACCTTGGGTTTCGTCAATATAAAAAGTACCATTACCTTGTGAGTGCTGTGGATCGATACCGTATCTACCACCCACTAGCTCTCCATATTCATCATCCATATCGTCTGAATCAACAGAACCTAGATCAGAGCTAGTAGCTTGTGCGTTGTAGTTTGCTGCTGTTGATGATGTGTAGTTGCCATTAGCATCTGCTGCTGTTCTGTCTAAATCTTGGCCACTACCGTCTGTAGTAAAACCACCCCACGATTCTACAGACTCTTGAACATCAAATGGGTTAGAAGTCTTGCGTGCAGGATATAGTATCCTTTCAATACCGTTACTATCTGACCAAGAAACCTTAACATAATTAACGTAATCTACGGGCATAACTAAAACTAAAGAGCTAGGAATCTCAACCTCCCAATCTTTTGTACAACGCAGAGTATCATAACTCAACTCTTGCAACGCTCTAATAGCGTGAAATGTTATATCATTAGCAGATACATTTTCACATATCTTGTTTTTACCCACATAAGTTGCGGAAAAAGAATCTATTATTTCACTCAACGGTATGTACCTATAACTCCCAAAGTCTGGCCCTGAGTTGTCATAATACGTAAACGGATTTGCTCTTTGTATTCCCATTTATTATACTGCTTGAAGACCTAGCTCCTCACCTTTTAATCCTTTGGCGATGTTTGCTATGCCTGCTTTGTTAATTATTATACCTGCCATTTCTAATATCAAGTTAACTAAAGTGTCCTCTTCAGCCGGGTGTAATTCGAAATCAACAGCTAAGTTTGCGTTGTAAAGTGCCTTACCGTTAACTACTACATACGCCCACTCTACAGTCACAGGTTTTCTAAAACACTCAACAGTTACCATTGAGGTTTGTGCCGTGGAGCTTCCTGCGTATACTAGTATATCTCTACCACTAACTATATTGTCTGTATATATAGGAGCAGTGGATGGCGCTAGCATATGCCTCGTAGAGTTTATATATCTTCTTGCTTCACCTATATTTATTCTCTGACATAGTTCATTACCATAAAAAACCCTACCCGTTTGATAAATTGGATATGAAGCACCGTCTACGACTATATCTGTAGGATACGTGTGACCACTACCTACGTTTTCAAAAGACACAAACGGCCCTAGCTTTTTGCTTATTAGTTCAGATATATCCGTCTCGTCAGTTTCAATACCAACGTCCGGCTCTAATCTATCTCTTTGGTTTCTTGAGTAAAAGTAAGACTCAAATATACTTAATTGAGCCTGATTGGCTAGCAAGTTAAATTCTTGCGGAGTAATATAACCTCTTTGCTCTTTATTAGCAAGAGCTAAAACTCTTTGATAAACTGTATCTACACTTACTGCCATAATTCGTTTTTTATAGTTTAGTGACCACCCCGAAGGGTGGCCACCCAACTAAGTGATTATTATTGTAATCGTTTTTCGATATTCTTAAATACCTCCATACCTTCGTCAGTCTTAAACCAGGCGGCAAGCGCTGAGTAAGGGTGTTCGTCAAAAGGAACTGTTATTAACTTTCTATCGTTAGAAGCCCACTTAAACGTTCTTTGATCGGAAGATAACTTAATAAGCCCTCTTTCCGTAGCTCTGATACCAACGTTTCTTAACTGAACGTTATCATCATTAACTAATTCTAAGAACAAACCAGGGTTTCTCTTAGCGTATAGTAGTAAATCACGTTTAAGTTCCTTAGAACTCATCTCTGATACTCTAGAACCAATCTCTACACGTAATACAGCCTCTGCCAAGTCAATATCTAGCTGTTGAGCGGTATTAAGCGCTTCGATTTCTAGCTCTATACTTGCAACCTGGTCTACTGCTACGCTAACTGGATTGTATTCGTCATATACGTTGCCCTTCCATGGATGGTATAAAGAAAGTAATTTTTGTAAAGCTACTTTATTTCTAGGTACACGTAGAACACCGTTTCTAAAAACAATATGCTCTAATCTTTGGTCACCTTTCATTTCATCAACAAAACAAGTTCGTTGATTGGAAGTATTCTTTAACTCTCTTTCATATCCCAACTCCTCGTCAAAGTAATATATGTTAGATGATTTAATCGAATACGTTAAGGGTTTTGCTTTACCTACAAGATAGTAATCTCTATCTTTAATTTCCCACTTCTTGTTAACATCGGGTTTAGAGTCTTTTGGAGTAGAAGCTACTTTAACTTCATTTTCAAACGACTGTTCCATAGCTGCCACAGTTTCTTGTGCAACAGCTGGTGTTGGTTTTTTCTTTGCCATAATATAATAAAATAAAAAATAATATAAAGGGCCGGGACGCGTTAGCGCCCCAGCTCTTTACGAAATATACATGTTACCCTTTAAGTAGCATAAAGTTATTAGCGCCTTGAGTAATTAAGCACCTTTCAGATAGGTAGTTAATTGTCATAGCGTCAAGATCAGATGTAGCAGCTCCTACAGAACCAGTAACCCAAGTCTTGAAACGACGGTTATCAGTTTGAGAAGCTCTGTAACGTACGTGTAAGAACGGACGCTTAAGGTTTCTACCTAACATTTGATCGTATACTGAAGACACTCCTGCTGGAATGAAACATCCGCGAATTGCATTAGTAGGATCTTTCTCGTTGATAGCTCCTCTAGTTCCACGGTCGTTCAAGTACTTCATGTCTGACTTGTAGAAGTCGTATGACCCACGGCGGAATCCAGAGAATCCTAGGTTAAGAGCCATATCTTCGTCATTATCAAACACTCCGTAAGAACTTCCACCTGAACCGTAAGAGTTCATTGATGCAAGCATATCATCTACCGCTAGAGAAACGCTTCTGTTGCAGAATAGCATGTTCTCCTCAATAGCGCCTTGCTTATCAAACTCAGCTAGAATTAAATCGAATTCAGCTAAGTCAGTAGCAGCGTTAACGCCGTCGATACCAGTAGACACGTTACCACGAGAAGTGATAGCAGCCCATAGACCTTCGTGACCAGAGTTAGTACCAAGAGAATCAGCTACAGAGCTAGCAGCTCCTGCGTCAATAACGTGAGAGTTAGTTGAATCAGGAAGAACAGACTCAAGCATAGCCATTTCTAAGTAATCTGTGAAACGCATACGAGTTTCACCTTCTGCCTTAAGGTACCATAGGTAACCTCCAGTTCCATCTTCTCCAGAAACTTCTACCCAACCAATCTGAGCTGTGTCAGATCCGTTAACCGTGTACTTATCCTTAAGGATAATAGGCTTTTGAGTAAACGTCTTGTGCGCTGGAGAGTTTGAAGAAGCTGGTCCATCAGTACCTTTTCCGTATTCAGAACCAACAACTAGAACTGTACAAGTTGTACCAGTACCAGTTTCAGTAGCAATAGAAGTGTGATCATCCCAGTTTTCGTATCCGTAAGGAGTTGCTGTGATATCATCGCCGTCTACGTACTGTACGTGACACATTAAAGTATTAGTAACACCTGAATCATCGATCGCAACTAGAACCTGATCGTTAACACGGATAGGTTGGTTAGCTGCTGGATCACCAGTTCCATCAATATCATTATTGATATGAATAACCGAACTTTGGGTGTTAATAGTACCTGTAAAACATAGGTGCAAACGACCCTGCTCAGACCAAATAACTTGGTCAGACATCATTGCCTCTTCTGCGCCTACTTGCGAAAGGAATCCTGCGATTGTTCTGTTACCGAACACCTCAGCTTCCTTTTCCATAACTTCCGGTAGGTATTGTTTAGCCCAACCGTCGTTTGCTGTTGTAAAATCTAGGTAGTTTTGAGCTGTAGCTACTTTGTTTGGTAAAGCTACGCTGTTTAAACTACCTCCTGCTGTAATAGACATTTTAAGTAATTTTTAATTGTTATTTTTTTCTTTTAATTTTGAACTTTAAAGAATCAGAATCATCACCTAGAACTCTAAACTTTAACCCGCTAGTTTGAGCCTCGTTATGAGTTGATCTTGCTGACGTGTTAATGTTTTTTGCTTTTGCCATACTTTCTTTAATAGCATCCGCTTTTCCTTGTTCATAAAAATGCTGAGCTACGACATCCGGATTCATGGCTGTAAACAAACCTTTATGGTAACCTTTAGCATCACTCATGTTTTGATTTTCATCAAGAAACTTTCCGATGAAATTATTCATATCACTTTGTGATTCCTTTACCCTATCCGCGTCTTTAACGTTAAATCTATATTTTTTATCTCCGACGTTATATTCAAAACCTTTGAACTTGTCATTAAAAACCTGATCGGTTTTTTGTTTAAAAATAGATTTACCTTTTTCAGCTATCTTACGAGTCTGCTCTGACTCTTTATTGTATCTGTTGAAAAAATCAATTGCCTTCTGTTGATCTTCTGTCAACTTACTTCCAGCTTTAATTTCTTCGTAATATTTAGACTTTTGCCCGTCTAAGTAGGCTTTAGCCTCTGCAACTTGCTCTTTTCTGGCTAACTTCTTTCTTTTAATATCTCTCTCGCCATCTACGTCTTCATCATAAGAGAATTTATCTTCTAATAAAAACTCTACTTCTTCAGTAGATAAATGAGGTTTAGTAACTTTATAGTATTCTCTAAGAGCGTCTTGATCATCAATATCCTCGACATTCCTATTTAACCTAACGTAATCTTCGAGATCTCCTCCAGTATCAGCCATAAAGTCAATAAGCTTTTGAACGTTTTCTGGAAGTGGCTCGCCAGAAGCTTTGGCTTCATCTATAGCTTCGCTAACCTCTTCTTTAAACTCTTCAACTTCTTCCTCTGTTACTTCCTCTAGTACTGGTACTTCTCCTTGTACTTCTCCTTGCGGTTGTACTTCTTCTTGTTCTTGTGTGGGCTCGGGACTTTCATCGACTCCAGCCACTCCTGAGTCGTCAGGGTTACTTTCTTTAGTTTCATTGGTTGGTGGTTTGCTTAAATCAACTTTAATAACATCTGGGTCATCTTTGCTGTCAAATTTTTCTAAATCAAGTTCAGGCGTTTGTTCTACAGCCTCTTCTTGTGGTGTTTCGTTTTCGACCTCTTGGATCACCTCCTCAAGATCTGTTTGATTATTTTGTTCCATAATAAAATATTATATAATTAATTACCTATTTGTGGGGTAAACTTATCTAAACCCATTCCGCCTCCTAATACATCATTACCTGAAGATTCAAATCTTTTAGCAGTTGCTTTCGCTTTTTCTCGCTTATCTTTACCCTGCTCCTTCATTGTCTCCATTCTTTCGTTGGAAGCTCGCTCTTGTTCTCTTATCTGATTGTTAAGTTGGAACTCGTAAGCCATTAACTCTTTCTTTAGTTTAACTTCCTCTTGAAGATGAGCTATCTTGTTTTGAGACTTAAGAGTTTCTATTTGGATGTCCGCTTGAGTTTTTGCCTGATTTTTTTGTATCTCAGCTTGAGCAGCGGCTTGTTGAGTTTGCGCATTTGCTTGTGCTTGCGCTTGCATGTTCTGCTCTTGAATTTTCTGATCACGCTCTTGTTTTTTCTTACGCTTTACTTTTAATAGTTGATTTGCTAACTTAATGTTTCTTATTTCACGTATATCTATAGCATCGTCTAAATCTATTAACTGTTGTGCAAGAGCTGTTTGTATGTTGTTTTCTAATAGCTGTTTATCTTCTTCGTCAGGTTCAAGCTCAATAAATATACCGAAATCATACAAGTATAGCTCCGCCATATCTTTTAATGTAGCTACGTTGTGAGCACCTATAGCTTGCACAAATGCATCGGCCGTTGGCGAGTATTCTAGTATATCAGATATTCTAAGAGATAAAGCTTCAGCCGCCTCGGTAGTTAAGAACATTGATCCTAGTAATATATGGCGCGTTGCAACATTAGAGTTTGCTGCTGCTAATTTTTGAACGCCAACTAAAGACCTTTCATCTGGCATACTACCGTCTCTAGCCTCATTTAAACCCGTTACATCACGGATCATTTGTAAGTAATAATTGTAATTACCAATTAAAGCTTGTAGCTTAGCTCCAGCCCCTTGACCGTTGGATATCTGTTGAATAGGTATTTTACCAGGGTTTGGATCGCCGTCTTGTGTAAACGATCTACCAATTACACTACCAGTTTGGAAGAACATATTAAGTGCCTCCTGTGGATTATAGTTTGTGCCGTTACCTAAATCTACTTCAGCAAGTCCGTCAGCATCAAGGTATACTCCATCCGGTACCATGCGCGACATCACTTGCTGCAGCTTTAAGTGTGTAAGCTGAATCATATCAGCAAACCCCGTAATTCTACTAACTAAAGATTCTATTTTACCATTGTACATCCTTGGTGCAACTAAAGAGTAGTTCATTTTAACTTTGTTAAAATCACTCTTTGCTCGCATCATGTTTTCAGCCTTGTTCCACTTTAGTAATTTATCTGTACCTAAAACGACAGCGCCCTCAAAAACACATTCTACGGCTCTTTGTACTTTAGAGTAGTTACCTACTACTTGAGCAGGAGGGTTAAATGAGTCGCTTTTTTCTATAGCTTTATAACCTCCGGTAGTAGTTTCTTTAATTTTATAAACCTCGTTCATGTGTGTTCTATAGTTAAAGTATAGAACTTGAACTTTGTTTTTATCAGACTCATGTATACGCCTAGCCCCTATATATCTATTGCTTGAGCTTTCGTGTATCTCTTCTAAATCTAGTTCAGTTAAGTGATCAAACTCTCTAGCCAACTCATTAATAGGTATTGTTTTTACTTCACCAATATAGTATATATCTTCAAAATAAGGTGAATCAGTATAAGAGTAAACAATGTTAGCTGGATCTACGTATTCTACTTTTGCGCCATCACTCCAGTTAAAAGTTGTTTTTATACAACCAATACCAAGAACAGTAAGATCATATAAAAACCTCTGTCTAATGTTATTATAGTTGCTACCTTCAAGCAACACATTTATAGCCTGTTCTTCAGCTAACTCTACAGCTTGCTTATAATTGAGCTGCATGTGTAATGCTAGTTCTTCTTCGGTGTCTGGTAGTTGTTCTTTATCGTTTTTATATAAATCGATTTGAAACATCTCTTGTGCCTGATCGTTGAACTCTCTAGACTTCATGTCAAATAAAAGAGAATCCATGTACTCAGTACGCTTACTTACACCGTATTGATCTTGTGAATAAGCTTTAATAGTAAACATTCTATTAGCCATACCGTTAACTACGATATCCACAAATTTAGGTATAATTGGTACTGGCTTCCAATCTAAATTAAGATAAGATAAATCACCGTTAATAGATAACTCATCTTTATATTTTTGAATAGATTGTTCCCCTCTAGCATACAGTCTTAATCTATGGAAACTATTTTTAGTATCCATATATCTATTAGAGTTGGCGTCTGTGAACCACTCTTGTTCAATTGCTTTCGCTACCTTAAGCCCATACTCAGGCGTCATCTTTTCTAGGTCAGGTACTGCTTGAGAAGGAAAGTTAACGTGTACGTTTTCCGCCATATCTATTTAATTATTTGAGACATAAATCCCTCATTGTCATATTTTGCTATATTCAAATTCAAAGGTGTTTTTTGAGTCTTAGCGTTTGGTGCGTATAAATGTCTATTGCAAGCCATGATGGCTAAGCCAGAACTTATAGACGCATCAAACTTTGTTCTTTTGTTTATATCAAACCTGCTCCAATCCAGTAATGTATCATTAAAATACATCGTGCCAAAATCACCGTCCCCTAAATGTCCTACATAGTTCTGTATGTACATTTCAATAGCGGCTGCGTGAGCCTGTTTAATATCTTCACTTGAGTTTGGTATACCTCCAACCTCTCGTTCGGCTACAGATAACTTTCTCAAAGTTTTGTCTGGTCTGTTCATACTGTATCCTCTATAGCCTCTGCGGCGTAGATAGTATAGTAGTCTAGGTTTATTGTTCTCTGCGAGTAGCGGCATACCGTAAAACACTAGTGCCATTAAAACATCTTCAAAGAACATCTCTGCGGTTTGTGGTCTAGCTATATACTCTAAGAAAAAAGTGCTTGATGGCGCTTCTTCTAAAGAAAACTTTGTTAGTCCGTGTAATGCACCTTTCGAACCACGACCGTCAACAGTACCACTAATGTCGTAACTATCACAGCCAAAGGCTCCGATATGCTCATTTGCAGGGTATCTAACTCCATTTTTTACAATCTGTTTATTTTGTAAATGACCTGGAGGAACCCAGCTCACTTTAAATCTACCTGATGGATCAGGGTGGAAAACAACTTGTGTGTCTCTTACCCCGTTTACCCAACCAAAACTACCAGTAGTAACATGAGCGCTATGTCTGCTAGCTTCGTTAAAATCTATTTGCTCGTATATTTTAATTAAATTAAATATACTGTTTTTAGTCTCATCTCTAAACGCATGCTCTTCAGTTCTAGGAAATTGACGATAAAACTCATTTAACGCGTCTTGATCATCTTTTAAACCTTCCGCTTCGTTTTCCCAACTTGTTATTACACCTACGTCTATTAATTCACCGTCTGGTCCATATCGTACATCATCACCTGGATTATCAAAGACTGGAAGTCCGTACTCGTCAATAAATCCTTCATAGTTCCATTCCATTGGGATAAAGAGAGAATAAAGGCCAGACTTCGTTTGTCCATTAGCATTTCGTCTTGATACGTCAGAATCATTGTACAGTTTTTTAAAGTTATCCCCACCTTTATCAAGCGCGTTGCTGGTACTACCCATCATGCACTTACCGACGATTCTACTACCTAACCTTAGACAGGTCTTAGTAACTCGCCAGTTGTTTAATATGTTATCAGGTCTCTCCCACTTACCACTCTCATCATGTACTAGCAAATTTAGCTTTTCACCATCATAGCTATTATCACCCGTGTTCTTCCAGTCAATTGTAGTATCAAGACCCGCTATCTCCTCGAGCTGTTCGTTTACTTGTATTTTTTTACGAGTAAATTTACTAGCTGGAACTCTATACGCAAGTTCGGATTTTGGACGATCCATACCATCTTGTATAGGTTTAAAGAAGAATGGGTAATTTATTGATATAGGTACTACTTTATCAGTAAACATCTTCTTTGCATCGGCACCAGACTTAGAAAGGATCCCATATCTACTATCACTTGATATAGTGGCTAAGTTAACTGTTTCAGCTGATGACATAAACGAGAAACCTGAACGACGGTTTTTAAGGTAGCACATCCCATAGCATCTCTTGTCAGCTTTACAGGCTTCCCAAAATATAAAGAATAGTCTGTTCGCCTCTCTAAAGTCTGGAGCTCCAACGTCAATCTTACTCCATTGTAGGTACATATAGTGTGTACCCGTTATGTATGTTGGCACTCCGTTATTAGTGAACCAGAACCCTTCTTCTCTACGTCTAAATTCTTCGTCAATATAGTCGTGCCAGTTTTCTTTCTGCTCGTCTGGATAGTTTCTCCAGTCGAATATATTTTTAATACGAGATAGCTCTTTAGGATACTCTTGTTTAACCCACTTATTTTTCTCGTGTTTAAATACGTTTTTTGGTGCTTTGGGCAAAGCTATCTTTAATCCTTGTATTTCGTATATATCACCTATAACCCCGTTATTTGCAAGAACTACTAAGTCGTGCTCTTTGTTATAACCGTACTTCCACTTCTTACCTCTATTTAATCTAGTAAGAGTTGTTTTCTTTATAGGTTCTATTATCTTATATAAAGTCTGCTCGTACATTATTTAGATCTACCCTCAGCAAAACCCTTAAATACTCTCTCTTTCTTTTCTTCAGGTGCTTTACCTTCTAAAAGATTTTCTTCTTCTTGGATTCTGTTTAATATCTCGAAGGCGTCGAAGATAGCAAGCTTCTTTGTGGCAGCGGCGTTTTTAAGTCTGTCAGCTGATATATCATCGTCTGAATCAACAATAGCTTCTTTAGCTACCTTGATCAACTCTTCAACTGCTCTGTGCCCAGCTTGGATTATACTCTTCTTCGTCTCCTTGATATTCATATTTAATTGTAATATATTTAGATAACACTCTGTACATTCTTTGCCCATCAACAACGAATTCAAATTCACTGCTAGGGTTAAAACCAACTAGATCCCCAACGTTAACAGTTCCGTCAGAATACTTAACAACACCTATTAGCGGTCTCTCAGTTTCTACGTCAAAGTTGTCATTACTTTTTATAGGTTGTATGAAACAATAACCATTAGGACAAATCCAGTCTTTATCTTTTTTATACAAAAATATTTGATCTGGAGCTACAAAGTATTGATTTTCCTTAAAGTAAGATCTACTGTTCTTTTCTTTGCTTTTTATATTGTGCCATCGTCTAAAGACGTTATGGTGCAATATAACTTTATCTCCAACATCAATATCGTTACAGCCTATACGAGGTGTTATTTTAACTTCGGCCTCTCGATTTATATATTGATGGTTAAATATTTCTGTGTTAAGTATTAGTTCTTTATCACCTACTTTTTTATTATTGTTGTATCTTTCACCTATAGGTTCTACAACAAAATTATAGAGTGCTTGCATTAATACTCAAGATTATACTCAACTGATATAGCCATGTTCTTATTAAAGTCTTTCCACGGAATTACAGCTTCACCCTTTCTAATATATACTGAGTATTTTTCTTTTTCCTCTAGTATATCACAAATGGTATGACCACCATACACTTCCTGTCCAACAGAATAGTGCATGGCATCATTTTTATAATCTTTACCTATCGTTATCTTACGAATCAGATGGCTCATCTTCTTTGTAATTTATAGTACCATCCTGAATATTCACATCACCAGTACCGTACTCTTCATTAAATTTATCTTGCATTGCATTTAGCTTATCATTACCTTGAAACAACGCGTGTAAAGCGTTATGCTTTTGAACTTCCATTGTTCCAATATCAAACTGCAACTTATTAATAGCAGCTACAACTTGCTGTAATTCTTTAAGCTCTTCTTCAGAGATCTTCTCTGGCTTTAGGTCAATGACCTTTTCTTTCTTTTTTCCCATAATTAAATTGTATTAAATTAAAATTGTTTATTGTTTATTGCTCAAATCCAAGCACGAATGTAAGAGGAGTCGTATTGAAAACCAGCTTATCGTCTGCGCTTGCGTTGGCTAAATTATCTTCTAACGTTATTTGAGTAGCGCTATCCACACGTTTAACCGTACCAAGTAAATTGTCATCTTCGTCTCTTAAAATATCACCAGGCGCTAAAGCTATTGTTGCGTCTAGATCAGCAACAGTAAGTATTGGACTATCTGTAGACATCGTGCCATCAACAGTCATTGTTGAAGGTCCCCAGTTATGATTACCCTTAGATATACCAGCCATGTATAAACTGGTGTAACCCGTGCCTGAACCTGTGTTAGGTACTCCCTGGAAAATAGGTGTAACTACTAGATCTTGCATTGTTGAAGATGTAGAAGCACCACCAGAGGCCTCTATCAAAATTGTGTTGCCATATATTAAACTAGTGCCATTACTAGCCACGCTTGCGTCAACGTAAGTTCTACTTTGAATTAAATCCGCAGCACCGCATTGAGTTAAGGTTGAATCTACACTACCACGTCTATCAGCCGAAAGAAATGGAGCTGTTCCATTTTTGTCTGACTTTGCAAAATATACTTCAAAATCAACTGGAGTGTAATCTGCTCCGTTTTTACCTCTATACAAACAGTGACCACCTAAAAATCTAGCAGATCCATTAGGTATATCAAACTGAGCGAAGTCAAATAGAATTTGTCCAGCGGTTATGTTGCCAGCGTTTAAAGCCGTAACAGTCATTTCAGGCCTAACTACTGCTTGAAAAAATTTACTCATAATTATTTTTTTACTTTTTCTAGTGATCTACCACCGAAGTATGCACCGATCACTGTTATTAATACTAATTGAAGAAGGTCCACGTAAGAATCCTTCACGTTAAAATTGATTGCACCAGCATCAATGAATATCAATAGCATCGTGCATACTATTAAGAATATAAGAACCATAGGCCTTACGTTCTTTGAAAGCCATGAGTCAGATTTTGCATCCGCCTCCCATCGAGATGTAATATTCTTTTCCATCTCAACTTCGTAGTTGGCTACTAATTCTTTTATCTTTTGTTCTGCTTCAAGCTTTTCTTCTTTAGAAGTAGTGAGGTTATCTAATACACCACCTACACCTTTAACCAGTTCAGTAGCTCCAGCGGAAAATAAATTAGTTAAAAAGTTCATTACCAAGATGTGTTAAGTGTATTCGCAAACTCCTCGAAACTGTATATAGTTTTACCTGATAAAAATGTAGGTGTCTTACAACCAGAGCATGTAGAAAATGATCCAAACGCTTTAGATCTGTCTGCGTTATATATAAGATCATCCGCAGAGTTTTCGTGCATCTTATTATACATTATAGAGCTAATCTCGTTAGCTTCAAATAACACCCAGTTTCTATCAATAAAATCCATTACTTTGCAAACTTTTCTACACCACTAATTCCAAACGATCCCAAAACCACCCACACAAAAGAGTTGTATACAAATTCGTTAATTATTAAATCTTTACCTACGGCCCCAGATACAGTATCCACAAGCATCACCACCACCATAAGGGCAAAGGCTACAAAGCCCACTATTGCTTTTTCGTTCCATTCGTTATTGTCTTTAAATATTTCAAACATACTATAATAATTCTAACTTTGATTTATCAACCTCGCCAGCTGGCGCAGGTTTTTTTGGCGCTTTAGCATCAACGTGCTTGTGCCCACTAGCTGTAACCGCGTGTTTAAACGGTGATTTTTTACAAAATCTTTTTGCGAATTTAGACATATTTTTCTGCGTTCATAGCTCGTTGCTCCCAAGGAAATACTTCGCTTCCCTCTTCGTGCCACTCGCCGTTATACTTTATCTTACCGTCTTTTCTAGGGTAAGTCTTACCGTCTGATCTAACCCAGTCTTTTCCATAAGCTATTCTGCCCTCAGCCATTTCTTTACAATGAACAGCCTCATGAGCTACGGCTTCTTTGTATAATCTACTGTCTTTAGGTACGTCTTTGTCTATTACCATTTCGTTGCCATTAACAGCCTCTGCTACAGTGCCTTCTTCAAGATCTTTGTGCTTAATGTTAAGTTTCTTATTTAGTTGACCGTTGTGAGCAATGCCAGGTAAAGGTTTACGACCGAGTTTAAAAGCCATTACTTTACGACTGTTTTCTCTTTTGAAGAACCTCCTTTTTCAATAGTCATACTCCATCCTTCGTTTTCTTTGGACTTATGCTTAACTTTTTTATAAGGTTCTTCATTCATACCTGATTTACCAACGTTTTTAAAAGCCTTGTGGTAAGGCCCTTTCATTTTAAAAGCCATGTTATCTGTCTTTATCTCGTATCATATCGTCTATAGCTTTGTTATAGACTTTATCTGTATACGATTTATTGTTGTAAAAAATACTACGTTCAGAAGTTGGCATATCTTCTTCGCCTAGTAATATGCGATATATTCGTGTTACTAGCTGTGAGCATTTAAACGACGTTTTAAATACAGAGTATTTAATACTCGTTCTATTTCTATGTCGCCAAACTTCTATCCAGCCAGCTGATCGAAGTTTCTCCCACCTTTTCTTATCCCAAGAATATGTGTAAGCACCCTCGATAAATTCGTTGCGGGTAAATCTACCCTTGTGATCTAGATATATAAGTAACTCTAGATCAGCATCAGTTAATCCATAAGTCTTACAGGCCCACTTACGCGTGAGCCTGTAATACTTAAGGATATTCATATCACGCAAATCTTGCGCTGTCAGTCTCATCTTACGTGTTCCAGAAGTATCCAGACATAGCTTCGATACTAATTCCAGTCACAAAGTTTAAACCTGGTGTTTTAACGTTATTGTCAAAATCAAGTACATCTACCACAACTGAGTGTGGGCCAGCAGAAGCTGCTTTAGTTAATACCTCAGCAATTTCTCTAACTCTATGACCTGACGCGCCACTTTCTACAGCGTGCGTATCGTCGTGAGTAAAAACGACTCTTGTAGTGTTAGGTGCGTAACCGTTGTCAGTTCTAAAAATTGCCTCTGTAGTAGTAGCGCTTACTGGCATTACACCTATAAGTTCACTTCCATCTACTGAGCATGCGTCTATCGTTCTTCCTGTAGCGTCAATTCCAGCGCCGCTTGCAAATAATAATCTTGCCATAATTTCTTTATTTTTTAAATGTTATTATTATACCCAGTATACTCTTACGACATACTTACCCGCCGTAAACGTGTTAGCGCCACTGTGAGTCGCACCTGCGGCTAGATAAAGAGGTTTGTTTAAAACCGTATCGTTTACATTGTCTTCTTGAACTAAAGTCTTACCTTTTGTCCAAGTTCCACTGTTAATTAGTTGATCACCACCACCGCCATCAACAGCGCCGTCATACTCAATGTCAGCAGAAGAGTTAGCGTAAAGATCAATATCCGTCAAGTTGTTAGATCCAGATGTTGGAACAACAAGGCAAGTCATTTCCACTTTATATGGAACTACAGCCGCGGCTTGCGGTTTACCTACTGAGAAAAAAGCTCTACCACCAGCAGCGAGTCCAATCGCATCACCAGCGTCATTAGCACTACCAAGACCCGTTATATCAATAAACGTTTCTGTTATGTAACCAGAACCATGTCGCCAAGTGTAGTTTAGCGGAGTTGGTTGAGTAGCGCTAGTGCCTACTACACCGGCTCCGTAGTTTCCAAAATCACTAGCAGTAGTGCTCACCTTGTTTTCAATAGGACCTACAGCCCTACAACTAAACCCAGCAACGCTTGTCACAAGACCTTGTAGGGCTTTGTTGATTCTAGCTTCTTTAACTGTACCAGCCTCAGCATCATACACAGTGATCATCTTTCCTTGAGACGCGTTAGCGTACACGATCGAATCCATAGCCTTAACAACCTCTTTATTCTTACCGGTGTTAGTGCCCATGATTAAACTGTACTGATAACCGCCAGCCTCTGCTTTTACAAGGACTGAAGTAGCAGTTCTAGGGAAAGTGCCAATGTATGCGCTTGCAGGAAAACAAATAGCTTCTGGCTCACCATCAATGTGGCCACCAGTCTCTACGTCTGATTCCGCAAAATACAAAAAATTTCCGTTTGTCATTTTTAAATTTTTATTTATTAATTGTTTAAGATTTACCGTTTAGGGTTTGTGATTTAAGGTTTAGGTCTAATATATATATCACACGTTTAGCGAAGTAGTTACTCCACTAACACAACATCTCTTGCTCGGATCACATGGTACATTGTATCTGCCCAGGTTATACCATGCCCAGCGTGTTTGTCGTAATATATAACATCGTTATCTTTTAAGCCTTCAACTAAGTTTCCTGTAGATATAATTGTAGCCTTAACATATCTATTGTCTTGATCTAGATCTTCAGTGAGAATAAGACCTCCAATCTTTTTAGGCCCTGCTTTCTGCTTATCTACCACTATATAATCATTGATTGCTCTCATCTGCTCTAGCGTTTGAAATTACACAATCAGCTGATATAATAGTTGATACTACTGATACAGCATTTTTCAGCGCCGATTTTGTTACCAAAACCGGATCTACTATTCCTACGTCTAGCATATCTGTACATTTACCAGATATAACATCAATACCGCAATAGTCTTTACCATCACACTTAGCATTAGTAAGACCTGCGTTATCTAGGATAGTCAGCATTGGAGACTTAATAGCCTCAAGGAGAATCTCCTCACCCACGTTAGTGGGTTTAATTTTTTTAGAAGCCCACCATAACGCCGAACCTCCACCAGGAATAATACCTTCTCGCAGCGCGGCCTTTGTAGCATATATAGCGTCTTCGACTCTATCTTTCTTTTCCTTAAGCTCTACTTTTGAAGCAGCACCTACTTTAACAATACCTACTGAACCTGAAAGAGTCGCTAGACGTTGTTCTAGCTTTTTCTTAATAAAACCGTTTTTCTCTTCAGCGATTTTGTTATTAACCTCTTTAATCCTATTTTCTATATCCTCAGTTACACCATCTAATGTTATAACTGTATTAGTATCGCTAGTAACGGCGTATTCTACTTCTCCTAAATGATCTACACTAATAAGATCTAGATCATCACCTAGTTCTTCGTTAATAATAGTAGCGCCTGTTAATATAGCTAAATCTTCTGTAGCATCTTTTCTAGTAGGTCCAAAGCCAGGTAGGTCAATAATATTAACTTTGATATTGCCTTTAACCTTGTTCATCATCAACGCGGCTTTCACTTGCTGATCTACTGGAGCTATGATAAGTAAAGCTCGTCCAGTCTTGATGACATGCTCTAACACGTTTTGTATTTTGCGTACGTTAGGTATTAAACTAGATACTACTAATACGTAGGGATTATCTAGTTCTGCTAAATGCTTATCAGTGTTAGTGACAAAGTGCGGAGACGTAAGCCCGCAATCAACCTGCACTCCGTCAACTAACTCCACATGCGTGTCTTCGGTGTCACCTTCCTCCATAAGTACGACACCATGCTTACCTACTTTTTCGTAAGCCTCTGCAATAACGCTTCCAAGGGCTTTATCATTATTGCAACTAATCGCGCTAACAGCGCTAAGCATGCTCCCTTCAACTTCAATAGCCCTGTCTTCAAGATGTTTAACAACTTTCTCCAAGCCTGAACTAATACCTGCTTTGATTTCTCTAATAGATTCATCAGCATATTTTTCTTTGTTTACCTCTTTAAGTAGTGCTTCAGCAAGGACGGTAGCCGTAGTGGTACCGTCGCCTGCTTCTTTCACTGTATTGTTAGCTGCTTCTTTAATAAGGGTAGCACCTATGTTTTCAACCGGATCATATAAGACTACGCTTTGGGCAACGGTTACTCCGTCTTTTGTGATCACCGGTCGGCCGCGAGCATCCTCGTATATTACGCATTTACCCGATGCGCCTAATGTGCTCTTTACGGCTTGTGCTAGCTTATGTACGCCAGCTATTACTTTTTCTTTAGCGGTTTGACCAAAGTCTAAACGTTTGATCAACTCACTAGGTAAGTTGTATTCCATGAATTATAGTAAATTAAATTAAATTATAGTAGTTAGCTTATGCGCTAGCTTTAGTCTTTTTTTTACGCAAGTCGTGAGTTGCGTCGTCGTCAGCAGCCTTAGCGTCTAATGTTAGCATACCACCGCCTCCAACGTTAACTGTCACCATGTCGCCTGCTTGAATTTCAGCGATACCTGCAGCGCCGCCTTTAACTTTACGCGGGCCTTCATTCGTATTTACCCATAAGGTTCCACCATCAGATCCTACGCGATCAACTTCTACGCGCATAGTTTTAGGGTCTTCTTTATCAAAGGCTGAGTAGCCTGTCATTTTAAATGCCATATTAGTTTGTTGGATTTTTGTAGTAGAGTCTTCCTCTACCAGGATAAGTTATATATTTACCGTTCTTGTCTGAACTAGGCTTAAGTGGCATCTCCCCTTCGTCTAAGCTCTGACTTTTCACAGCTTTACCGTCTGTGGTATACAAAACTTCAGGAAAACTAGGGTTTTGAGAGCCAGGGGCGCTAGTCGGTATGTTTTCTATTTTACGCTCTTCAGCCTCAACGCCACCTACACCTGACTGTTTTGGGAAGCCTTTCATTTTAAATGCCATGATTACTTGTTTTTTCTCTTTCTTTTTTTCTTTTTGTCAGTACTTACAGTATCAGCTACAGTAGATCCGCCCGTCTTAAGACTTTTATCAGCGCCAATGGTTGTATCAGTCTCTTGCTGTAGACTAATTGCTGCTTGCCAGTTCTTACCACTTCCCCCTGTACCGTCTCCCTCTGGATCAAACGCAGCGGTAGCGTCTATTTTCTCCATCTCTTCCATATCTTCGCCACGCTTTTTTGTTGCGCTGCCAACACCGAAGTTACGGTGCATAGGGCTGCCTTTCATTTTAAATGCCATATTTCTTATATTAAAAAGTTTTTACTACTTTCGGCCCTTTTGTAGCCTCTAATTTTTTAGAAAAGTAGTCGATACTGCCGTCAATCGCGGATTCTGCACCTTCCATGGTCTCTCTACGGGTTACAGAGTGCCAATTATCGTCAATTGCAGGGTGAGAAACCTCTGTTTGGTAGTATCCGTTAGGTAATTGGGTAATTCGCCAGTTAGATTTGTCAGACATGTGCGTCCATTGCTCAATTTCTTGTTTACTTGGCTTCATTGTGTGCGTCGAAGTCGACGTCTTGTAGTATAAATAGGTCATTATTTATGGTTTTATGTTTGGTATAGGGATTTTCCCTACTTTATTTACAGTTTTTCATAGTATATCCACGTCCTTTTGTAGATTTACCGTATTTTTTAGCAAAAGCGGGGTCATCACCTGTTTCCGTTGTGCTTTGAGGCATCTCTCCTTCGTAACAGCCGTATGCGTCGCACCATTTTCCAACACCTTTGCCAATGTTTTTGATGAATTTCCCTACATCAGTGCCAATTTGCTTAGCCCCGTGTTTAATTCCTTTCCCTACCTGCTTAAGTTCGTACTTAAGATTACCGCCAGTTTTACTTTCTTTTTCTTCTTCTTGTTTACCAGCGTATTCTTTGATGCTAGAGGTTGAGGGTTTCAATTCAAAATCTCTTTCTGGAGACGGTAGAGTCCCAACTCGTGGAGTTATAGGCTCTATTGTTTCACCACCCGCGTCCTCTAGCGGTATGAATTGAGAGGATCTTGCTATTTGCCTTTCGTCTGCAGCTTTTTTCTCCTCATCTGATAAACTAGCATAGTAAGCATCTCCCTCTGGTGTATGCGGGACTTCAGTCGTTTCTACACGACCTCCTTTTTGCGTCCAGCCAGATGCGTCACCTTGCTTCTCGAACCAGAAGTCACCACCTGTGTGTGCTCCACCCTCCTTGTTATAGTGAGGCGTATCTTCAGGAACGCCTTTTCCTAAGTTATGTCCGCCGTGCTTAAATGACGTTGAGAAATTTTTATGTATTGGGTTGCCTGAATTACCGGCTTTTAGTTTAAATGCCATTTAATTATGCTTTCACCCACCATCCGTACTCTGCGACAATAGAGCCAGACGATGCTTGTAGTTGTACTCCTAACGAATGGCCACCACAAGGCAGAAAACAGAACTCATCAGCAGCAAGTTTTGCAAATGGTACGTCACCTGTTAGCTCTACGTTTAAAGTTTCTGTTGTTGCACTAGTTCCATCAGACGTGCCAGTGTGCTTTACGTATATATAGTACGTCTGACCGTCTGTACGAGGCTGTACAATATTATTTGCGCCTGTAGTTGACACGGTAGTTCTAGATATACCGTGTGTCTCTTGTCCAATAGAAAGTGTGTCGGTAACGGTTAGACTTAGAGTTTCGTCTTCGCTAACTCCACTTGATCCGCCAGTGCTCGATAATGTTAGTGTTGGTGTTAATGTTATAGCCATTGTTTAATTCTTTATATTTCCATAGCCCCGACGTTGGATTCTTCGTAGCCTGATTCGAATATTTTTCTTTTCTTTACTTCCTGAAGATGCTTTACACCCTCGATCGCCATTTTTGTTACTGGATTGTATAAGCCTCCAGAAAGAGCCATTAACGCGTGATTTTTTAATTCGTCTTTTACGATGTCTCCAAGATCATCGCCAGCCGCGTATCTCGCGATACCACCGGTCAAACCTCCATGCGCTTCGCCCCACGTACTAAGAGCTTTATCCTTATCTTGTTGTTTTGCAGCGTCAGATCCAGCAAGTGGGCTACCGTCCTCCTGAACGTACTTCATAGGAGAACTAGAGGCCATCTCCATAGGAGAGCACTCTGTACACTTTTTTCTTTTTCTGCGTCTTCGCGTTATTCCGTGTCGTCTCATATAATATAGTATTACACACTTAATTAACTTTTTACTTGTGACACTAGCCTGCTACTATTAATCCTTATACCTTATGTCATACCCTAGATATTAGGGACTAATATCCTTAGGGGTACCCATATATAGAGGTACCTCCAAAAAAGGACGTTGCGTATATATAACTAAAGTGTAGCCCCCCTCCCCTCCCCCGCCCCCTCCCCCTGGGAAAGTCGCGACTCTAACCCAGCCCCCGCCTCC